GTAATCTTCTTTTAATAGTTCTTTTAATTTTTCTTTATGCTTTTTTAGTGAGTGGAATATACTTACAAAACTTATTCCTGTTTCTTTTGCTAGTCCTCTAATACTTATGTTAGAATCTCTATAAATAGAAAATAGTTTTTTATCGTACCAATCCCAGTTATTTACTTCTGATTCTGCTTTAGTTCTAAAGTTATTCCATTCTAACTCTTTTTCTAAATCAAAATCATCTACCATATTATAAATTTCTTCGTTTATTTCGCATTTTACTATTCGTTTCTTAATGTTGTAAATTTGAAAGTGTATGTTTCTTATAATAATAAAGCAATAACCTCTATTTAATTTGCCATTAGTAAACATTTGTTCTTCTGTTACTTTGTATTTATGTAACAATAAGTAAAATTCTTGTACGATATCTTCTGCAAATTCGCTATCAAATACTGAAGCTAATTCTACAAAATAATCGTGGTGTTTTGCAACTTGTTTTAAGATTCCCATAGAATGTTTATAGATAATATACCTAATAAAACCTGTATTGTGTGGTATTTTTCTTCTTCTTCTTGATCTACATCATACAAAAAACCTACCATAAATCCGTGTATAATTGCAAATTGTAACTCTTTACCTGAGTAAACTGCCCAAGTAATAAGTGTTAATATTAATAAACTAGTAAGCAATATCATAATTAAAAAGTTTAGCTTTTATTTTACCTATTTTTGTTTCTCTTAATGCTGGTTTAACTTGTATGTTAATTTCTACATTAGTTAATTCGGAATCTTGCTTTAAAATCGTTTTAAATGCTTGTTCAATAACTCCAAAATCTAAACTATCTTCAATATCAATTAACTGCTCTATCATTTCTAACTTAAAAGTAATATCTTTAAAGTAAGCAAGTAGCTCTGAGTTGTCAGAGTTATAAACTAGCATCTTTGCAGTAGTAGTTTTTAAATCAGAAATATGGTTTTTTATTGTTATTTTTTCCATTGTTCAAATATATTAATTAATTTTTAATAACTAGATAACTAAAAGTCCAATCCTTTAATATTTTTTGCCTGTAGTAAATTTACACCTGCATAAGTAAAACCAATATTGTTAGGCATCATTCTTAATTTAATAGGTGAATCAATAGAAGTTGGTCTACCACCTGTTTCTACTTCTTTAACTTTTCTAATATGTATTTCGCTAATCATCCAATCAGTTGGGTGCTGTGTATATCTGTGAATAGTAAAAACATCATCAGCCCTGTTACCCCATTTACCACCACCCTCTACATCTGCCATATTTGGTGGCACAGGCAAACCATTATATTCGTGTTCTTTTTGGTGTGTTCTTCTTAAAGCTTCTGTAACAGCGTGAGTATTTAACCAAATAGATATTTGATTTTCTTTACAAAATAAACGCATTTCACTAGATACTTGATAGTCATATTCGTGGCTACCTACATTTTTCATTAAATCTCTATCTTTTGCAAGTGAGTTGTAAGGATCAATAAGTAAAGCATCATAATGCCATTCATTGTGAATTTCTTTAGCTTCTTTAAGCAAATCTTTGTAAGTATATAGTTTATCTACATCGATTATTTTAAAGTGCTGTAATACCCAGCTTAAACCATATTCTATTTCATCATCAGTCATTTGCTGTATTGCTTTATTTCTAGCAAATTCTAGTATTTTTCTAGCTACAGAAGTTGAGGTGTTTTCTGAAGAAAAGATTAACCACTTAATATTATGCTTTATTGTGTACATAGTCATTAAGTAAAGTATAACAGTAGTTTTACCTACATTACTATGCCCAATTATTACATTAAAATTTGATGGCTTAAACCTTATATGCTCATCGAATTCAGGAATATTAATTTTTAATCCCTCTTTTAATCTACCATACTTTACATCAAGTATGTTCTTCTGAATATCTATTAAATTAGCTAACATAGTTTGTTTGATTTTATTTTGTTTTCATAAGACCATAAAGGTTGAAAATTTGTATAGTGATTATACTTATATATTTCAAATTCATCTTTTGCTAAAGATATTGGATAAATATGATCTAATTCCCATTTTCCGTAATTATCCCAGTTCATACCATCTTTAAATTGATTCTGAATATATTCTTTAAAAAAACTATAACTGCATCCTAATATTGATTCAGATTTAGTATTTTTCTTATAACCTTTATTTCTTACTGTTGTTTTAATTAAAGAACGAATAGAATTTTTTAATTTAAATAAATGATCGTTTTTAGTTCTTCTTTTGTAGTTTTCGTTAATTGTATCTCTGTTGTTTTTTTGATATAATCTATTTTTTTCTTTAATTACTTCTTTGTTTTTTTCATAGTATATTTTCTTAGCTTCTTTTATTTTATCATTATTTAATAATCTTGTACTTTTTAAACAAGATATGCAGTTACTTCTATAACCATCTTTTTTACCTTTTTGTTTCCAAAAATAAGAAAAATCTAATTCCTTTTTACATTTAGAGCAAACTTTCATAATTATTGTTTTAAAAAAAGGGTAGCTTTTACACTACCCTTGATAAATTAAAATGGTAAATCAGCAACTACTTCTGCAGCATTTACTTTAATATCTCTAACTTTATTGTGGTCTGTATTAGTAACTACTTTATCAGCTACTTTTACATTCCCATCAGTCCAAACTACTTTTCCGTTACCTACAAAGTTTCTTTGTTCTTTTGCAGTTTGTTGTTCTTTACTTTGTGATTCCCAAATAGAAACATTTTGTCCGTATCCGTTAGTTTCATCATTTAAAGATAAAGTATAGTTTTTATAACTTCCATCTTGTTGTTTAATTCCAATGTTTAATAATGTACTCATAATATTTAATTTAATTGTTATTTAATTTTTAATAGTTCGTCTTTTACTGATTTTGATAATTTGTATTTAGTTTCTATTGCTGCTAATTTACCACCTTTTTTTAAATATTCAATAGCTTGTGTAAATTCAGGTGTATTTTTATTTAGCCAAGATAACTCTTTTTCTTTAACTTCTGGTTTATTTTCTTTTCCGTGTGTATTAGTTGCGTCTGCATCTTGTGTATCATCAATAAGTAGTAAGTTGCCTAAAGCATACTTTTTACCATAACTAGAAGCTGATCCAAAAGCTTGTGGTATTTGCATACCTTTCTGAGCTAAATCTACTCCTACTATTGCAGTAGCTTCAATCTCTTGTACACCATCTATATCGTGTATAGTAGCTGTACTTATAATTACAGGTACTTGGTCACTATCATTAGGAAATATTCCATAAGAATGTATAGATTCTTTAATAGTAAAGTATACACCATACTTTTCATTAAATGGTTTAAGTGCTTCTAATATATCTTCTGCACTTCTAAAATTGTACTTACCAAATGAATTAAATTTACTTTTGTTCGATTTAAATTCTACTTGGATTTTACTTAGTTTTTCGTGTAATAATTTCATTACTTGCTAATTTCGTAAAGTTGTTGTTTAATAATTGTTTTGTACTCTAATGGGCAATCATCTTCACAAAGTTCAAACACATAGGTTTTTACTTCATTTAATTTACTTTCAAGTTCGCAAACTTTTCTTTGTAGTGCTTCTACTTGAAATCTTTGGTAATCGATTAAATCTTTCATAGTATTTGTTTTTAATTATAAAGCAAATATACAAGTATTTTTTTAATACAACACTAAGTATTAATATTTTAACTAAATTTTAACATATTGCAAAAAAAAGGGCAGCTGTTACGCTACCCAATTTCAAACAAAAATTACTATGAAAACTAAGAAAATTCTTTTAATTTGTCTTTATATTGTTCTATCTTATCTTTTATTTCATCTAAACTCCATTTTTTAGTTTGTTTAGAAATTAAGTATAATTCTTCTGATAGTTCTTTTCCTATTTTTAAGCTAAACTCGAATTGTTTACCTTGCTGCATTACATTACATCCATAACATTGTGGTGCTACATTTCTCTCATCCCATCTAGTTGACATATATTGTCTACTCATAAAATGGCCACAGTGTATTTTCTTAACTTCATATTTTCTATCACAAGTAATACAGGTGCAATATCCATTTTTAGCATTAGAGTATCTAATATACTTGCTAAATACTACATCTAAGTCTTTTATTAGTTGTGATTTTGTTTTAGCTTTCATAATACAAATGTAAGCAAATTTGTTTATACTTTATTGTGTATAATGTTATATTTAGGTTTTAATAACTTTATGTACTTTTCTTCTAAAGCAAGTAATTCGTTATCTGGTATTTCATTTGGTAATTTAGATATTACAGAAAAGCTATCAAAAACTTTAGTACTATCTTTTTTATGTTCTAATATTCTACTTTGTATATTAATTGTTTTACCTACATAAACTATTTCATCATTATGTATTAAACAATATATAAACTTAAAAAATAATACTTCTTTTTTATTATGTAGTAAGTATTGTTTTAATTTATCTTTTGTATTTTTTCTTTGTAGTTTAATTTGCAATGGAGATACAGATCTATCTTCAACTACTTTTTTAAGAAACTTAACATTAGTATATCCTTTCTTATGTGTTATCCATTCCTTAAAATTAAAGTATTCTTTATCTGAGTAAAATACCTTATTATATACTTTTGCAATACCATAGTATTTACAATTAACTATATACTCTAATTTCATAATAATTCTTTGTGTTAAAATTCTAGCACAAATTTATAGAGAAAAATTGAGTTAAAAAAAACTATGTTATTAACAATTTGTTAAATAAAGTATTTTTTGTATTTATTAGCTAAGTAAATAGCTACTAATACTAGTAAAAATAAAATGTATTTAAAATAACTTTCTTTTCTTGTAACTTCTTTAGTTTTAGTTACAGTAACAGTTTTAGTTACATACTTAATTACTTGCTTATATTTAACATTATTTTGTTTACTATATAAAGTGTTATCTTTTTTCTTTTCGTGTCTTAAAACAGCGTTAAAATAGGTATTACCATTATAAGTAAATGGTTTTAAAGTGTCTTTAGCGAATACAGTTAGTAAATCTGTAGTTACATCGTATTTAATAGTAATATTACTACTATCAGTTAAAGTTGTAGTAGTTTCTTTTGAAGTTTCTTGTTTAATTTCTGCTTTATTTACAATAGCTTTTCTGCTACCACAACTAAATAAAAATAAACTAATAATTAATATATACAGTTTTACCATCTTTTTTTATTGCTTTAAGTACTTGCTTTCTGTTTTTACCTTTATTATAAGAAACGTGTACCCAATCAGGGTTTTTATCAGTACCAAACTCCCAAATCATTTGGTCAAATTCTAAATGCTTTTTAATATAATCAAATATATCTTTATTGGTAAAACCTGTAGTAGCAACTAAATCTAAAGCTTGACCTTTGTTATGCTGTGATGTTTTAGATCCACCTACAGCTTTATTTAACTTTTCACTTCTATAACCACTTGAAATTCTAATTGGTTTACCAATACCATCTCTTAAAGGTTGAAAGATATTATTAGCTATTTCAATTAAATTTCTTAAATGCTCATTAGTAGGGCTATTATCAATTCCTTTAGCTTTTGCAGTATTAGAATCTATTAATTCCTGTAATGTTAAGTTTTTAGTAATTATCATTTTAAACTATCTATATCTGTTTTTACTTCTTTAGCTCTTCTTATAAGGTTTTTAAGTAACTTCCAAATATCTATATTTAAAGCTTCTTCTATATTTTCTTTAATTGAAACTAATTCAATAAATACTAAAATAATAGCTATTAACTTTGTAAATAAAAATTGAGTACTAAAGTGTAAATTTACTAATTCATTTAAAAGATATTTATCAATAGTATATAAACTAATAATAGATACTTGATATAATAGCATTTTAGAGATAACATTAGAAAGTTTACGGCTTCTGATAGACTGCAATCCGTTTAACTTTATACTCTTAAAGATACCAGTAAATGTATCTAACATTATCCCTAATGCCACAGCAATAAGTAAGCCCTGAATAGGTGCAAAAAATAAAACTAAACCAGTAAGAAAATAACTAAGATATGTTTTCATTTTCTAAAGTATTTAAATCTGTTTCTACTTTAGGTTCGTATCCTGCAAAATAATGTTTTGGATTGTTAACTGTTATTTCGTTTTTACCAAAATCTATTTTATTTTCACTCATAACATCAAAGTGATAACCATCTGCATAAACAGGAGCAACTACTTCATTAAACTTATCATCATAAACTCCGTTTTCTAAAACAATTAAACCTATTTCAACTACAGCTTGTACTCCTTCAGCATAAGCAAGTCCATCTTCAGTTTCAATATAAACTACTTTTGCAATTAAATCTTTTATTGCAGTTTCTTTATCTGTGTATTTTAATTTTGCTATGTTCATTTTATAAAGTTGTTAATTGAATACATTCTGTATCTGTTAAAGCTGTTTTGTAAAGTTGTAATTGCTTTATAGAATCGTTTATTTGATTTCCTGCGTTTTGGTTTCCTAATTCAATTATTGAAATAGGTGTTCCAAAAGTAAAAGTTGGATTCAAAGTAAAAGACAAAGAACCATTTATAAAAATCTTTATACTTCCGCTTATGTATTTATAAGCTATTTTATAATTACCATTTGGCAATACAGCAGTTGATTGATTAGTTGTTCCAGATGATGTTGTTGCAGTTAAAACAAATCTTATTTCTCCCGATGTAAGTCTTCTAAAAGATATTACATTTGAACTTGCTGCATCTTTTAAATTTAATATATATTTTTCAGTACCAACATTTGTAAAATTAAATTCAGTAAATATTGTTCCCTCTGTTTGCCCTATTAAACTACTTATTCCCGTTTTAGATATTACATCTGCGTTTCTTGTTACTGAACTTGCTACTGTTGGAATGTATGAAGTAGCGTTTGAACCTGCTTCTAATTGACTTCCCCAAATAGCAATAGTTCCTATAAAGCCAAGTCCTCTAACTGAAAAGTTAATAATTCCTACTGTAGCATTATAAGTTGCTGTTACTCTTTGCCACTCTGTTGTTGGTGTAAAATTTACTGATACATTTGTTGAATCAACGTTAGCTTGTAACCTCATAGTTCCTGCTGTTGTTTGACTTAATATCTTAACATAAACAGTAGTTGTATAAGTACCTGCACCAAGAGCAAGGACTTGTGTTGCTCTTGAATCAGAAGAAGAAACTACCATTGAATCTGCATTTAGAGTTCCATCAGGAGATATTGTAGTGTTTGGAGTTATAGTTGTGCTTGTTTTAATCCAACTTGCATTATCAAACTCCTGACTTCTTAATAAAAGATTAGTTCTTTGTGGCTCAACTAATATACTCGGACAACTTGAATTTGTATAGTCTAATCTTGGTATGTCTAATCTGTCAGTTGTAGGAAAGTATTCTTTTGCTGAAGTTCCTGTAACTAATTGAGCACCCCAAATTGATATATCAGAAGCACCTGCAACTAATGTTCTTAATTGAAGTTCTAATGTCGTACCTGAAGATGTAAAATTTAAATCAAATCTTTGCCATTGTGGAGTAACAGTTATTGTTTTTAATGTACCTGAATATCCATCTCTTAATTGATAAGTATATGATGAACTTGTATTTGATTTTAAATAAATAGATGATGTATAAGCTATTCCGCTTGTAGAAACAATTGACTGATTTACCGAAGCACTTACTACATTTGTTACTAATAATCTATCAGCAGTTAAAGTTCCATTAGGAGCAGTAGAATAATTTGCAGTTACAGATATTGTCCCACCGCTTGTTGCTGCTTTTGTCCAAGCAGCATTATTAAACTCCTCACTTCTTTGCAATAAATTATAAGGTGTAACCTCAATAAGTCCGTCACTATTAACTCTCGTTGCAGTCGTTGCTCTTGTTACTGTTAAATCACCACTTCCATCGGTAGGTTTTATTGCGTAAAGTTTGTCTTCTTTTATACCATTCGGAGTAATAACCAAACTTGCACTATCAAATAAACTCATATATTTTCTATTAAATTAATTAAACATTGTTTTGCCTCAAACGTACCACTATCAGTAGCTATTCTTGCAATAAAATCAATTACCGCTTCAATTTCGTTTCCTAAAATTTCAGTTTCACCCGACCAACTTACAGAGTAAACAGAACCCCAACTTATATCGTTATTTATAGTACCTTGACCCCAACCAATATCGTTGTTGTTTACACCTTGACCCCAATCTATATTATTTGCCATTTTCTATTTTTTTTAAAAACAATTCTAGCTTTTGTTTGTTCTCTTCTT